CCAATGGCTATGACAACTTTTGAAACGACCCACGCCGTCAACGGGCTGGCACCGATTGCGGACGCATTGAGCGGCACGGTAAACAGCGACATCGTATCTATGGAGAATTATGGCCTGTGTACGTTCTTCCTCTACCTTGGAGCTAGGACCGGCACGACCGCCGACACTGTGCTGACGGTCCAGGCGTGCGACGACTTCACGCCGACCACGACCAGCGCGAAGGCGTTTAATTACAAGATAGTCACCACGCCGGACACTCAGGGGGCGCTGACTGCATCGGCATCTTCAGGGTTCACGACGACATCAGCAGACGCCCAGATTTACCAGATTGAAATCGAAGCCGCTGCGTTAGGCAGTGACGGGCCATGCGTCAGGCTTCATTCCGTCGAAGCCACCAACGACCCGCAAGTCGGGGCGATTTTGATCCTCCTGAGCCAGCCAAGATTCGCGCACGACGTGAATGTGGTTGCGACATCGTAATTTTATGTCATCACAGTGACATAAAGACCACAGCGACCAGCCAATGGGGCGATAGCTCGCCCCGGCTGGCTTTTAGAGTTCATCGGTTAACAAAGGCACCCCTAACCATAGGAGATCCCGACGATGGCACGACCAAACCGAACAGCATTATTCTCAAGCACGATCCCTGGAGGCGTGCGAGTAGTGACGGACCTGCTAGACACAGGCACCGGCAATATCTTTTGGGTGGATAGCACCAGTGGCGCGACGACTAACTCAGGCAATCACCCGAACGATGCCCTGGCCACGATTGATGCAGCTGTTGGCAAATGCACGGCCAATCAAGGCGACATGGTTGTCGTCATGGAGAACCATAGCGAAACCATCAGCTCGGCGGGCGCTTTGGATCTTGATGTGGCCGGTATCACTGTCAGGGGGCTTGGCAAGAATGGGCAACAGCCCCTTGTCACTCTTGACACTACTGCGTCCGCCGATATCGACATTGACGCAGCCGATGTCACGATTGAGAATATTCACTTCTCAGCGAATTACGCCGACATTACAGCGGCCATAGATGTAAACGCAGACGGGTTCACTATCAGAAAGTGCCGGTTCACAGAAACAGCCACGGACATGAACGCCCTGATCTGGATTCAGGACGCTGCGGGCGGCACGTCCGATTACATCACTGTCGAGGACTGCACCGCCGTGGGTCTGCTCGATGCTGCGAATACCCACTTCATCAACCTGGGCGGGACCGGGACAGGCCACGTTATCCGTCGTAACGTACTGATGGGTGACTGGGGCACGATGGCAATAGGCGGCGCTGGCGTGGTCACGTTCTGTACCTGCACCGACAACGTAGTGATGAACGAGGCGAGCGATAACGATTCTTGCATTAACTTCGCTGGCACTGCTACTGGTGTATGCGTTCGCAACCTCTGCGGCGGTGCAGCGGCCCAGGCCAACGGCGTCACAACCGGAGACATGACAGCTGCCGAAAATTACTACGGCGTTCACACCGAGGATCTGAGCGCGATCCTTGATCCGGTTGTTACCTAATCAGATTGACTACAACAGCCAAGCCAGTGCGGAGCTGGCTTGGCTGTTACTCTTGCAAGGGGGCAATTATGGTTGTCGTTAAGTTCATCACAGACTTTCGCGGGGCAGAGATAGGCGAAGAGCGAGAGGTCTCCGATAAAGTTGCGGACGAGTGGATTGAGAAAAGGTTCGCTGTCAAAGCTACGAAGCAGGTGACAGCTCCGACGCACAATAAATCCAGAGGAAGGCCGAAAGGTTCCAAGAACAAGAACGGAATGAAGGTGGCTGCGGGAGCTTAATTATGGCCGCTCTCTCTATCACGGTCGGTAATGTCAGTTTCAATTCGGGCACAGTCCGAACGCTGAATGCAGGACTGACCATCACTGCCGGGCAGGCTGTGTACGAAGATGCCAATTCAGCTTGGCAGTTGTCAGACGCTGACGGCCAGGCCACAGCGGTATGCGACGGTATTGCTCTGCACGGGAGCCTAACGGGGCAGCCGCTGAGGGTACTCAAAGAAGGAACGATGAACCTTGGCGCTACGCTGGCGGTTGGCATCCCGTATTTTATTCACACGACGGCAGGGGGCATCGGTGTGATTGGCGAGCTATCGTCTGGTGATTACACTACGTTTATAGGCATCGCAACCGCAACGAATAACCTGGAACTAAAAATTTACATTTCCGGGGCAGTGCAGGCGTGAGTCATGGCGGTTTCACTTGTCAGCGATGCCATTTGTTCTGAAGCTCAGGCGAAGCGCGCTCTGCGCATCACTAATAATCTGCATGACGAAGAGATAAAAGAGATCATAAATATCGTTACGGCCAGGATCGAGAACATTGTCGATACTGGTGTGGAGGCAGCCGATTATCGAGAGTGGTATTCTGGAGATCACGAGCGAACGCTAATCACTCGCCACCGTCCGATCATATATGTGGAGAGGGTTTCTTATGGCATTACGAACGCCATAGAGATCCAGTACACGGGCTCTGACATCAGGGCGCTGGTGCAAGTGTATGCTGACGGCGTGCGTACTGTCTCGACCAGTGCCAGCGGTTCTCAGACGGCCACCAGCTCAACATTCGCGTCCAGCCCAACGATGTCAACTATGGCAACGACATTGAACGCTTTGAGCGGGTGGACAGCCACGGCCCAGGGCGACGACGCCAGGAGCTACGACCTGCATCCGGTAGGCGGGTTCAATGCCAAAGACTCGGCGATAATGCTCACTTATCCAGATAACGACGCCAGCGCATACCGGGTTGACCGTGATGCAGGGATGCTGGAGTTCGACAGGTTCTCTGGCTGGGTGGGGGAAGAGTTCACAGGCGTGCCGCGCGGGTGGTCAAACATTCTAATTGAATATCGTGCGGGGTACGAGGATGGGAGCATACCGAACGACATCATGGGCGTTGCTGTCGAGACTGTTGCCACGCTGTTCGCGCAGCAGACAAAGGACAGATCATCGTCCAGTGAGGGTATCGGCGGCCATTCCGTGTCGAACATCGACGAGCTGCAACTTGACGAAATACTTCGCCAGAAGCTGCGGCACAGGGCGCAGATACCTGTGGGGGGGATGTCTGGTTGAGAATGCCCGCCCACCTGCTAACGACCACAATAACGGTACGCCGAAATTCGCCGCAGTTGGACAGTGGCGGAAGTCCATACGATTTGTGGTCAGATAACCTGCAAAACATACCGGCGAGGGTGCAACAGCTGAGCGGTGGTGAATCAATACGGGGCGGACGGGAGAATAACCGGCGTCAATGGCTGGTGTTTACGAATGTCGATGACATAGGCGACGACGATCAAATCTTTTGGTTGGACCAGACAATACCGGGCCGAGAGAGGCTCAGGACGTTCGATATTCAGTCGGTCAGGAATCCGAACAACTTAAGCGATCACCTGGAGATTGACTGCGAGGAGACTGATGGCTGAATACATTGCCAACCCCAAGGCGAAAAGGGTCTTGCAGAGAGCGGCCGCCAAGGCGACACTGGGCATGGCGCAGGAGTTACAGCTTGCCGTCAAGGGCACGCTCACATCAGCGGGGTCGAGCAGCCCATCGGTGGCAGCTACCAAGGGCGCGCCTCCGCGTGTTGGCACTGGCAGCCTACGAAGGTCGATACAGATAAGCACGAAGGGGCTTAAGGAAAGCTCGCCGTTCGCTGTGGTGGGCACCAACTTGGTGTACGCTCGTATCTTGGAGTTCGGCGGCGTGATCGTTCCCAAGGTCAAGAAGTTCCTGGCGTTCATCGGGCTGGCGGGTCATCTGGTGATGGTTAAAAAGGTGACGATTAACCCGCACCCGTATTGGAGGAAAACGCTAAAGGACAGCAGGGTGATATCGAGGATGCAACGGAGGGCGAACCGAGAATTTGCGAAAGAGATGGCCAAGATGGGCAGGGTGGCGTGATGCCGAACCAGCAGGACATCGTTAACGGATTGCGGGGCAAGCTGATCGACGACACATCTCAGGGTTCGTTTTATGGCATGTTGGGTGGTCGAATTTACGAGGGCCAGGCTCCACAGAATACCGTTCATCCGTTAGCCGTGATGCACATGATAACGGCTATTCCTGAGCCGACGTTCGATCATAGCGACACCTGGAATCTAACCTTCCAGATAGACCTGTTCGGGAAACGATCAAAGGGATCAGCGGCGTTGGTAGTAATAGCGGACAAGCTAAGGGCACTGCTGGACCGTGCCGACCTATCGGCATTTGTTAACCCTGGCACAGTTTCGGGTGAGTTCCTGAACGTGAATATCATGAATACAGATCAGGGGGCCCCGGTAATTGAGGAGGACACATTAAGACAGACCTCGCAGTGGGCGATCTTCGCCGCTGCATAGGAGCCAGATATGGGTGCAAATATTAACGGTCTTGGCGGGTCGTTCGGGGTTAGCGGCCTCGACTACTTATTGGATATCGCCTCTTGGTCTGGCGATGTCACAATCGAAACGGTTGAAGTGACTTCGTTCGATGCCAAGGAGGCCGGTGGCGATGTCGGATTCCAACAGCACATCCCTGTTATGGGATCATTGTCAGGCAGCGCGTCGGGCTTCATCGAAGGCGGGTCGGTAAAACCTGTTCCCGCTGCTCTGTTATCGTCCGGTGCGTTTGCCACAGGGCATTGCCAAGGCACCATTACGCTGACGGCTGCGGCGAATAACACATGGGCGTTCGCAGGGGTGATTACTGGCGTGAGCCTGGCGATGGGTGTTGGCGAGGCAGGGACTGGCACATACTCGTTTGAGTCCTCTGGCACGATCACCCAAACATGGTCCACATAACGGAGCATAGGCATGGCAGTAGTAAGCGGCTTGACGGGTGCGTGGTCGAACGCACTGAACGCTGACTGGGCGCTGGATATCCAATCGTGGTCCGCTGATCTGACGATACAGACCGTGGACGTTTCATCATTTGACGCCAGGGCGACATCGAACAATGTGGGTTGGCGTGAGAAAGCTCCTGTCGTGATGGGTCTATCTGGTTCGGCGGAAGGTGTGGCCGAAGATCTCACAGCCGAGCCCTTGGCGTTCGGCGGGCTTTTGGATGGTGGCCCGTTCGATGTTGCGTCTGTGTACTCCTCAGGCAGCGACATCACATTGACAGCAGAGTCGGGAAATACCTGGGCGTTCAATGGAATCATGACGGGTGTATCCATGACAGCATCGGCGACGGATGTGGTGCGCGGCACTTATTCGTTTATCAGTAACGGCAATATCACGCAGACATGGGCATGATTGTACGGCAGTGGCAAGTATGGGTGATGAAATGTATGGATAAGTGGGTGGTATTTTGTCCGAATATACCGGACTCCGAGCCGAACCATGACGAGCACAAAGACTACGGGCAGGCGAAGAGTCGCGGCATCGGGCTGACTGCCCATTACATTAACCGATGCAAACGGAAAGGCGCATCGCCTGACCTGACGCCTAACGATGAGTTACCGCCGCCGCCGCATGGCGCGGAGGTATTAAGGATGAGCAGCAATTGAAAGTCAGCGACTTCAGAGCAGTGATGGCACCCGGTACTGAGCGGTACGGGAAATCATGGAAGATTCGCCTGGATACTCTCGCAGAGATTCAAGGTGTGATTCCGGATGGACTGTTGCCAGCAAAATATCGCGCGTTCATTTCGTTATCAGATGTGATTGCGTTTTGTGGCAGTGCAGCTGGCATCCCAATTTGCCTGGCACATGCCTGCGAGCGCGTGACGCCGCAGTGGGTGATTATGAATTTATCGGCCACTGAGGCCGCATCGTTGGTCAATGATCTTATATCCGATTGCTTTGCAGGCGATCCTGATAAGGCAAGTGAAGGCAGAGGCAATACGGAGGAACCCCCCGACCCTTTAGTGATCGAGGCAAGCGCGACTGGCAATTAGAGGCCGCGATGCTGCGAAGGTTTTACCCAGGTATCGATCCAGGCAGTCTGACGTACTGGCAATGGGACGAGTACCTGAGCTGTATCGAAACACTGGCCTCGGCTGAGGCCGGGAAGCCAAGCGCGAGCCGAGAGGTGCTGCGAAATGCCCGAAGGTGAAGTCGGCAAACTAAATATCAAGTTGCGCGCCAAACTTGATGAGCTGCAAAAGGACTTAAAAAAGGCCGAAGCGATGGCCAAGAAGTCCGGCAAGGTTGCCGAGCAGAGCGGCAAAGTATCGCTCGGCGGCATGGCTGGCGCTGCCATGAAAGCCACAGCGGCGTTCGGTGGCCTTGAACTGGCCGTCAAAGGCATCGACGCTATCAGCGAGGCGGTGTCTGGAAACTTTGAAGGGGCCGCCGAAATGATTAAGACGTTGCCAGCGGGCATTGGCCCGTTCGCAACGGCCTTGGAAGGTGTCCTGGGCAAGGTGACGGGCATAAGCGCTGCGATAGCTGGCATCCGAGAGGAAACGGAAAGGATAGCATCGCAAGCGGCGGATCAGCTGAGGGAGCGGACGGCAACGGGTGCAGTATTCAATGCAGCACAGAAACGCGCCGAGGAGTTGAGGTTCGAGACATCCATAAGAGGGCTCAAAAAAGTCGAGCAGGAGCGGCGTCGGATACAGAGAGCGCGGGACCAGGAGCTGGCATCTATAGATAACGCAATAAGGCGGAACGAGGGCAAGTTCGGAGGCGGCGAGGCTGTTGCTGCTTTGAAGGCTCAGAGGGATGCGGTGACCGCAGATGCAGCGGGGCGGTTGGGGGCAATGGATACAGGCAGCAGTGCAGCCAAGAAATTGAAAGGTGCGGCAGGTACAGCAGCCAGTGCGCAGAGCCTGGGGCAAGGCCGACAATTGGGTGCGTTTACTGCCGTGACCGGGCTTAAGGCACAGCAAACACCAGAGGTGTCGATCCTGAATAAAATCGACTCGAAACTGGGCACGCTAGTAAGCTCGCAAATCGGCGGCATTCCGGCAGGAGCTACATAGTGGCCGTCGAAGTCATCAAGGACATTATCGAAGGCTCCGGCGTGAGTTTCGTTGGCGGGCGGATCGTCGAATTGACCAGGATCGTCGAGGTCACTGGCCTTGCGGCGGACAAGTCGCAGCTGCTGACGGTGGAGGGGGAGCTTCACGATGCCGATATGGAATTTGGAGATCCGCACCCAGACCTGCCTTCGTTGTTCGTCGAAGATTACAGCATCTCTGGCAACGCCGGGCCGTACAACATGAGCGTTGCTGTGACGTACCGCTACCAATCCAACATCCCGATACTCCTTTCGGCGGCTGGAGGCATCGAGCAGGTCACGTCTAATATTTACCCGAAGGGCCATACGCCGAACGCTGAGGTGCCCAACACCAACGGCAAGGTTTTTGAAGGCCCAGGCCGTCCCATTATCCTGGGGCCGCATCCAGATTTTACGCCTTCGCAGTTCACCGTCGCGGAGGCTGCCCCTGATACGGGCACAGAGCCGTTGCGCTTGCAGGGCGCTGCATATACAGCAGGGATGCCGCGAGCGACGACACAGTTCATGAACGTGCTGTCGGGCAACGAGGCACAGCTGCTGGCGCATGTCCGATTTATCACCAACCGGACGAACGCAAGGTCATCAGAAGGCGCGAACGACGCTGATACGCAGATGTGCACGAGCGTATCTATGGAGCCGGTCGAGTACACCTACAACAACGTAGACCTATCGTACGCCTTGACCAAGGCCAGATTCTTCTACGATCTGAGTTTCAAGGAAGAGGGATGGCAGCCGATCGTGGTACTTGGAACCAACCCACGCGACGGCCAGTTTGTTATCGACACAGCTGGTGGGGTGGCTTCATCGGCGTCAAGAAAGTTAATCAATCCATTCAAGCAGATGCCGATGCCGATCGGCTTCGCTGCACTGGTGGTGGGATGAGCTTGATCGGCAAACCAATGCGACCGTTCAGGCCGCGCGAAACACTCACGACGCGCCGGTTGAATCAGATTCAATCGCGGCTAAATCCGCTCAGTCAGATGTCCATGACAGGCCCGGCGATGGGCAACGCCACCATGAATCAGACGCTGACGGGCACGTCGTTCAATACTCAGATGCGTCACATTATTGCGGCTGCGCCAGCGAGCACAATGTCAGGTGTCGTGGGGTTGCCGGTCGTGATAACAGGCAACGCTTCGCTGATCATCAGGGGGACGACGTTCGTCGCGCGATGGAAATATAGCTGGTCCGAGATCGAGTTTCTGTCACTCCAAGAATCGTACCGGCACAATTGGCAGGGCACGCGAGTGAAGCCAGGCGGCCTGACTGGCACAACGGACGGGAATGATTACGCGCTAAACACGAACGAGATGCACCACGCGAACGAGCCTGGCTCATCTGTCGAGTGGAGCCTATCCGGCATCAACGCGCACGGCGCGGACTATCCAGATGGCTTTGCAGTTCGGCCAATAGGCGGCAGCGGAACCAGCAACGACCACAAGGTCGATTATGAGGTGTTCTTATTTCAGATGCCACTGTCGAATGGCAAAATCCAGTGGATGTTTACCGAACGAAACTCACACGACGGCGTGTGCTAGGAGCTAGGTTATGGCCATTAGTACGATTGACAGCGACCTGCACGTCAACGGAATGGTGTCGTTCACTAACGCCAGTCTGCCCGCTGGCGTGGTGACGAACAGTACGGTGGCGACCACCGCTGCGATAGCGGTCACGAAATCGAACCATCTGATCAAGGTCGGCACCAACTTTGGCATCGAGGTTGACACCGCTCCGGGGACAGACACGACGTACACATTCTGCGTCTACGTCGCATCAGGCGCAGCAACGATCAGGCAGTTCAAGGCTTGTATCCTGGATGTTGGCTCGCAAAATAATACGTTCGATTTCGATTTCGATTTGCAGTACTCGACCAAGGGTAATGAAACCCTGACCAACGCAGGTTCGTCGCCAATGGTCTGCATTGACAGCGACATCGCTGACAACACGCCGGTGGCTGGCTCGCTCACGACCACCAGCCTGGCCGAGGGCGCGAGCTTGGTTATCAAGCTGGTAACTCCTGGCACGATCACTGGCACCCACGGCATATTCGCGTGGGTTGAGTTATCCGAAGGCGCGAACTGATAATGAAGATAGATAGCGACCTGCATATCGACGGTCGATTGTCGTGCCTGAATATGGACACGCTGGACGCTGGCTCTGTCAGCGACCGCGAGGTTGCAGGGGCTGCGGATATTCATGTGGCGAAGGGTATTCGGCTCGTTAAGGCGGGGACCAATTTCGGCCTGAGCGCCCTGGCGAATCATGCGACCGACCAAACCTACGACTTCTGTGTGTACGTGGCATCTGCTGCGGCCACGATACGCCTATTCAAGGCGGTTATCCTTGACCTCGGCACGCAGGATGTCGCCAAGCAATTTGTGTTCGACTGCTTCAAGGGGACAGCTGGGTCGGAATCATTGGCGACGATACTGTCTGGCTCAATTTCTCTGGACGCAGCCGACACCGATAATACGCCGGTCGCAGGATCATTATCGACCACCGCAATGGCGAAGGGTGACATGCTGGAGATTCGGTTCGCTACGCCGGATGCGATCGCCAACGCGCACGGCGCGTTTGCCTGGGTGGAAGTTGCGGAGACAGTAGCGACAACGGTATAGCCTGATATCGGGGCGCGCATGGCTAGGTGGGAGTGATTCCCGCCTGGCCGTATTTTGCCCCCTCTTTCGAAGCCCCCGCTCGGTGTTACAGCCTGGCGGGGGCTTTTTATTGGCAAATAAATCTGATCTTTTTTCGCAAGAATGATATAAAACTGTAGACATGTCAATAAATACTAGTATAATAAGTGCAGACGCGAACAACACCGCACAGCTAACAGAAAGGAAAACGAAAATGAAACTGCTAGAACTACCTGCCAAAACAACGTATTCATTTGGGAATGACGGCTTGGAAGCAGGATGGCACTGGACATTTATGTGCAAAATAGATAATTGGCAAGGCCCGTTTGCCACGCAGGGAGATGCTCTCAAGAACGCATGTTACGAACGGGCCAACCGAAGGTTCGAACAATTGGTTCTTCAAAACCGAATGAACGCCATTTAACCGCCCATAACGGGCAAGGAGATCCCACTATGTTTAGCGAAGAGCACCTGCCGACAAAGTACAGAGATCCGGAGTTCAAGGATTACGAGTCAGTTTCGGCAATACAGCTGAGACGGCTCGCTAGGTTTCGGGGGCTGATTGATTCACCGGCCATCTGGGATATGCCGAAGATGGAGGTTCTCCGTCTGTTCAATGGCAAGCCTGGCGTTATTAAGGTCGCAGATCCTGAGCCAGTCGATCCCGGCGTGAACGATGCCGGTTTTTCTTATCTGGTCCGGTCAGCAGTGACGGTTGAGCTGGCCAGGCGAGTCAAGTCCGGCGAAACCATTGGAGTCGTCGAGAGGGGGACGACCATCAACGTGCATGTCAAGAACCGGCCCACAGTGAAGATTGAAGGCGAGACAGTTCACAAACGATTCAAGGACGTGCTACAGCTGGCATCGGCAGGCATTCCGATACTCCTGGTTGGCCCTGCCGGTAGCGGAAAAACAAGGCTGGCCGAACAGGTAGCGAAGGCACTCGGCAGGGCCTTTACTTTCAATAGCATGTCCGCAGGAGTCAGCGAGTCCTCGATCTTGGGCAGGATGCTGCCCAACGGAGATGGCAACTGGACGTACCGGCCAGCCCCGTTCATCAAGACGTGCCAGAACGGTGGTGTTCATCTGTTCGATGAGATGGACGCTGCGGATGCGAACCTGATGGTGCTGATCAATGCACCGATGGCCAACGGGCATGTGTCGATACCATTTTCCGAGATGCCTCCGATAAAGCTCCACCCAGACACAGTGTTAATCGCGGCAGCGAACACGTTCGGGCATGGAGCGAACCGTCAGTATGTTGGCAGGAATCAGCTGGATGCTGCCACGCTCGACAGATTTACGATGGGAACAATTGAGGTTGACTACGATCAGAAACTCGAAACGAAGATTCTGGAAGGCAAGAGTCTTACTGACGAAGAGAGGGCCAGCCTGCTTAATTGGGCATGGGGAACCCGCGAGAAGATCGGCAAAAACCGCCTGCGAAGGATAATGAGTACGAGAACCATCGAGAAGGCAGCCGACCGAATTGCACACGGTGGCAGTCAAAAGGACATCACCGAAACCTATTTCCTAGGTTGGACGAAGGACGAGAAGGCGAAGGTGGCGCTGTGAATATTCCAAAGTATGAAGAAGGCAGCGACGGTGTGTATCGGATTGAGATCGAATCGGTGGGCGAGATGGTCCGGATCGCCACTGCACAAGGTGAGGCATGGGATGATTACAACATGGACTACGTTGATCGCAGGATCAGTAAGATGGGCCGCTCAACGGCTGAGATAAAACCGAGGTGGTACAACTACTATACAAGGGAGAAGCTGATCGACGCCATCTCGGAGCCGCCTGACAAGCTGGTTATGCAAGTCGAGAGCATGAAGGAGTGCATCGAGTCAGCGACGATGGAGATGGTTGGCCAGCGCCGCAGGCTGGTTCGCAATCTGGAGATGGGAGATGAGCTGTGCCCAGACGCCTGGCTGCGCCGCGATCCGAACGGATGGTCTGAAACGCGAAGGGTCAAAGACCCGCGCCAAGTTGTCCGCATCGGGGTCAACGTGTCCTGTCATGCTGGACGAAAGGCCGAAGATCTCTTGTATCGCGGAGCTGCGGCAGCGGCTCTAGCAGACGCCCTAGCGGATCGAGGCTACAGCGTTGAGGTTTCCGCCTTCCGAGTAGTTAGGGGGATGTGGTGCCGTTTGGAAAATCGGCGGTCACTTGCGAAGGTGATCGTTAAGGAGTCAGGCGCTCCGATGGATCTGGCATCGCTGGCGTTCGCGTTATCAGAGATTGGATTCTACCGAGGCGTTATTCAGAACGCGTGCGCGAGGATGGCACCGAAGAAATGCACTTCAGGATGGGGGTCGCCATGCGATATTCCCGAAAAGGATAAGGCAGGATTCGATATTGTTATTGAACAGAATGTATTGAACAAGGAAGTAGCGATTGAGGTCGTTAACAAGTACGCCGATGGCGTCAAAACACAGGGAGCCGAATAATGGGAACACTGAAAGCACAAGTTGACAAGGCGTTTTCGATTTCAAAGAAGTTGCCGCCGTGCCCAGGACCAGGTGCAATACTATTTAAGCCGGGGGCGATTGTGTCTACGCCTGGCGCACAGGCACTGTTCGAGCACTACGAGGTAAACCCTCTGGTGTTTCTTGACCGCCATCTGCACGGCAACTGGGGTGAGTGCGACCCTGATGATGCACGCACCAACGACAGGGCGGTGGATGATGGAGGCCGGATCTTCTCCGTGTACTATGTTTGCGGAGAGAAGATCTGGGTCATAACCGAGGCTGATAGGAGCGCGACGACGTTCCTGCTTCCGGACGAATATTGATCTCTTTGCCCTCGGCTTGTTGCCGGGTGGTTGGTCCTGGCCTGCGAAAGTTGGCTAGGACTTTTTTCACTTTTTTCAGCAAAATCGTAGGAAGCCCTTTACTACCATGATATGTATGTTATTATATGTGTAGTAGAAAATTTCACCACCACCACACGCAAGGAGCCATAACCATGAGCGTAACAATCTACACCAGAAACGTGGACAACGGGCTGGGCGATGTGTCTCTAAACGTATCCAGCAGGAACTTTGCAACACTCTGGAGTTCCCTGGGGTTCGAGGTGGAGTTCGACGGCGAGATGGACGCCAGGATTCTGAGGAGAGCAGTGGACGCGATGCCGAGTGCGTTGATGGCGAGGCCAGGTACCGTTGAAGGTAACTTCATCGATTGCGGGATCACGCATGAGCAGATTGATTACTACATCGAAAATCTTCGACAATTGTGCGACGAAGCCGAGCGGGCGGAAACGCCAGTCCAGTGGGCATAAACACCACCAACAACAACAAGGAGCCACGGAAATGGACCCAAGACTTGCACATCTCGACGCATTCCTCACAGCTGACGACTCGCCCCCTAGGGACGATACGGATGACCATTATTATGAGTTCCTCTGTTACGACTGCGGCAACTTTGGCGCCAATGGCGAAAAAGGCTCTCATGTGACCCGCGTGGTGTGCTGCGATCCAGAGACCGGCCCCATGCCTGGCGATCTCGAAAGCGGCCTTTGGATCTGCGATAAGTGCTCGCAATGACAACCGCCCGAACGGGCAAGGAGATGCTGCAATGGCAACGAAACGAATGGACGGATCAGGGAAGGGAAAAGAAACATGAAAACGAACGAAGTGGTTAACACAACAGTGCGCGATCTCGAAAACGAAATAGAATTATGGCGATATAGGGCGTGTGCATGGAAAACAAAGGATGGCGTATTTGTCTCCGGGCACGACGTTGTAATGCATCGTTACGAGGGCGGCAGTCACCTCAATTTCTTCGCCTGTGACCTAACGAAATCCCAGCAGCAGTCC